CATCATCTGCGTTCTTGTTGTCCTTATCCTTGTAGGTTCCACAACCGACTGACTTTATTGTATGAGGAACTGCGGCAGTAGCACCAACCTTGGTGATATACAGTACGGTGCCTTTGTTGAGTGTAATATCCGCACCATCTGGTTTGGTATCTATGTGTACTACAACATCTTCGGATATTACCTTAGATACGTCACCAACTATATCTGTGTCAACGCCTATGCCATAGATGTGCCCAGAGGCTGAATCAATAGATAGCTCAGTGCCCTTGGTACAGCACAGATAGTATGCTCCGTCCGATGTTATTGGCAGCACGGGGTCTGGTTTTGTGGACTTCCAAGATACAGGTTTGAAGTCGTTGACCATGAAGTTCTTTAAATCAACTGGGGAAGGGTTGCCTAGAACGGTGAATACTTTACCTAGTGGAGCACCGAACGGCTCATCGCCAATAACCTCTCCATGCCTACGGGCTGCGTTATCTAGTAGGTGCGCAGTAGCACTCTCTGGCAGGTAGCTAAGTCTTCTTCGCATTAGCGAACTCTACGGGATAATATCTCTGGCTCAATGACCAAGGAATCTAGCGATGCAGGAGCTTCGCCGTATACACCAATCTGCACGTACCTTGTCTTTATTCCCCTAGGAACTTTTACTCTGCGCTCAGTAGCTCCAGACAAAGCAACGCCACCCGTTAACTCTCTGCGTATGTTGTTGTCGGTGGTCAAAGATACATTGGCGAGGTTTCTTCCCCCAAGCCAAATATCGGCGATACGTTTCATGTGGGCAGTGTCTAGGTCATCGAGACCAGATATGATGTTGTAGTTTATCACGGAGCCTGCGTCAGTATCGCCACCGATACGGGCTACGCCTGCGATGTTCGCTATGGCAGCTACATTCCTGTGGCTTGCAATGTAATCAGCGGTATGCTCCCAATCTGTGGTTGCGCCCGTACGTAAGTTAACGCAACGCCATACTGTGGTACCTATAACATTTGTCGCGTATGCACTGGCAAACAGGGGAATGCCCCCGCTGGCTACCATCCTGTTGCCGACTAAACAAGATGATGGTGCCGACACACGTACACCAGTGGCAGCCGTGGCTATGCTGCCGCTGCTTGCTGATGCGGATGCCTCTATGCGAATACTGGCGCGTGTTCCTGTGGCTACTACGCCCCTAGTTGTTCCAGCTTCGACAAGTAAGCGTAGAAGGTTGTCGGATACTATGATACCACCAGCTAGAATATTGGCTTGGGTAGCAAGTTTGATTCCTGTATTGGCAGACAGTGTGTTGCCTGTTGTTGTAGATGCAGATGATACTACGGAAGGTACGCTAGCAGATACTGCGGCACCGCCTATCCCAACCGTAGTTACATTAGGTAGTGTTATGTTAGCCACGGCTGTTCCATCTATGAGAACGCCTGCGGAAACAGTTAAGCTGGGTAATGCTATGTCAGCTACTGCCACCGCTGGTGAATCCATGGTAGCTGATGTCTCTACGCGAGCGGCTGAATTTGCAGATAGTGTATTGCCCACCAGAAGAACGCCGTTGGATGCGACTGCTGGTATGCCTAGGTTTGAATCTAAGTGAGTAGTTAGGCTGGCGTGTGCCGACACAGTAACCGACGGGATAGTATTGTCCGATGATGCGCCACCGTAGCCAACTGCAACAACTGCTGTAATAACAGAGTTTACGTAGGCCTTACCAGCAGCCAAGTAAACGCCGTCAGCCGTAACACTGGGTACCGTAGCGGACGCACTTATGGTCGCGCCACCGATAACGGTACCTGTAACCTTGGCTATGCCTATCTTAGCATAGCCTATTCTTGAATCTGGGCGACCCACATACCTAGGTATCTGGTTGGGCAGAGCCGTAGCGGTATCAACTGCTGGAGCAGCGCCACCAATCAAGGACAGCCCTGCGGCGGCGTAGCCAATTATGTTTGTGTAGGTGCGTACATCTACGTGGTTTAGTACGCTTGAATATGCCAGTACACTAGGTGCCGTTGCTGATGCTGTTGTCTGCGTAGACGCGCCACCGCCGCCGCTTGATTGGGGCTGGCTGTTGAGACCTACTGTATTAAACCCTGCGCTATTTAAAGGCATGGCTTACTACTGTATAGGAACGAACTCTACGAGAACGACTACGTTAGTGTTTGCTGCCAGCGTAACACCGCCAACGTCCTTGAGTACGGGGTTAGCCGATATAGTCAACACTGGAGAATCTGTGCCTAGTGCGTTTGCTAGAATATCTAGGTTCTGTATTGTTGGGTAAGCGAACAGGGCATTGGGAACCACTGGATATAGACCAGTTCCAAGCAAGTCTGGCATCAACTGGTTTGGTTGAAGTGCCACAGCACCAAGCACCGCAGGAAGGGATGCTAGCGCGGTACCGTTAACGGTGGCTACCGTAATAGTCGGTGCGTCTATGGTCGCTATGGTCGCTATGGCAGGCGTTGATTGTGCTGCCACAACGTATGCGGACACTGACTTAGCGACGTAAGCACCTTGGTACTCACCTACATCTATCTGAGCCTGCGCTACACCTAGGTTATCAACTGGTATTACATGCTTGCTTATGCGCGGTTGAAATAAATACGCTGGGTCTTTAAGCAGCGTACTATCTATGCTGCCTGCTGCTGCATGGCGAAGAACCTCGGCAGTAATTCGCAAAGACGCTTCTGTGCCTGCTGCCCAAGCTCTGGCAGCAGTTCCCTCAGTAGCACGAACTAGCTGAGCAGTGCCGCCTGGGCTTGGTATTGACATCTCCACAATCTCATAGAAGTTGCCGTCTGTTAACGTAACTATCAGAGGCGTATTGGCAAGTATAACAGCAGGCAGTCCTGCTGTTGACGGTTGCGCCACTAGGCTAGCTATCGTATCCGCTATACCTAGTGGTTGTGCCAGTGTCGTGGTAAAATAGTTACCTACCGTTATACGGTTAGCCATGGCTTATACCAACGGTAATGTAATAGAGAATGAATCTACAGTTTGCGTTGCACCAGAGGTGATTGCTGTATTACTGATATTCATATCGCTGTTGCTCACAGCTACAGCGCCATCCAAACGAGGTGCCGTAGTTGAAACTGCGCCTGCGTCTGCCAGTAAGCTAAGACGGTACCAGCCAGCCGTTCCTGTGGCTGCTGCTACAGCAGACCATACTTCGGCAGCGGCTTTAGATAAGACGTTTCCGACAGGAGCATCGAAGTTTAAACCAGCGCCACCTAAATCAATAGTTGCCAACAGTGTTCCAGTTGGCGCATCATCTGCTGTGGTTGGTTGGGCACCAGAGTAAATCTCCAGCTTTGATGCAGCCAGTGTTGCCTGCATTGAACCAGTACCAAGTACCGCGTTAGATAAGCCTGTTGATAATCGAATAGTCATAATTCTCTCCTGTCATCGCCAATATTAACATAGACAAAGCCAGCCGTAAATAAGTTGGGTATTTATGCGTCCTTGGCACCTTTGTAAAATGGAAGTTTCTTGGTGAACTGATACGCCTCTTTTAGTGAAGCGCCGACCATGGCAACAGGTGCCTTCATAGTGAATGTATTTTCATGCACGTTGCCGCTCTCACGCAAGAGGGTATCAACATCTGACGGGGATACCGTAAATGTTGTTACCTTAGTTTCGTTGTTTACTGACAAGTCAGTTACTTTTACTTCCACACCATTCTTTAATTTCAAGCTCATAATACTCTCCTTACGTTATGCTAATTAATACGCCACGAACGATAAGATGTACGTTCCAAGACGTTATACCAACTGGTGGCGTTGTTAGTGTCAACCTAACACCCTTTATGGGTTTGTTGGCTGGGAAGCCCGTGTTGATTTTATCAAATGTGTTATCCGATAAAAGGTTTGCTCCCAATGTTCCTATGGTTACAGGGTTTGTAAGTGCTGCGACAACTTCGTTGTCTTCAGTTACCAAACCTACCGCTTGCGTGTCCAATGTAAATACTGGTGGTGCCGCAGCAGAGCCTACCACATTTGTTAGGTGTACAGTAACATCATCTGGAAGTATTCCCATACCTATACCGCTGCCAACGTAGATTGTTGAGCCAGCTACTAGAGAGACGCTGTTTGCTTCTAGTGCAGAAGCAGGGGCGTTGTTGGCAGTTCTATTGTAGTACAGCATAGGTCTTGCGTAGCCAGTAGATATTGTTCTAGGTTTGTATGCTTTTGTCAAAGTACCTAGGGCGATAGCCGATGTTGCACTTGCATCAACAAAGGCTTCCTGCCCGATGGCGGTGCCGTTTGGGGCTAAGACCCTTGCATACTGCCCCACAGCAGTGCCGAGAGAGGCTGCCGAAGTAACTTGGGCGAACTGCCCCACAGCAGTGCCACGTAAGGCTAGCGCCTCAGCGTAGTCGCCCAATGCTGTCGTCTTGTACGCATGTGCCTTGGCATACGCACCTACGACAGCAGTTCTATTGTCAGTACATGAGCCAAGGTATCCGATAATAGTCGACCTGCTGTAAGCAGCGTTGGCTCCTTGTCCGATTACAACTGAGCGGATGTCGGCGGCAGTGGCGTTTGTTCCTATAGCGACTGCTTTCCCTGCTGAGGGGGCGGACGAGCCGTGTCCAATAGCTATTGTGTCTGTGGACGATAGCGCACCAGTGCCGATGGCAATACCATTAAGTAGTGCATTGGTTGCAGATACGTCACCAATCTTAACACCGCCACCAGCAACGTCTATTACCGTCTTAGCAATACCGCGTAAAGTAACGTCTGTTCCAGCAGAGTAAACGGATTCTGGCGTAGGCTCTGTCTTCTTCTCAAGAAGACCTGCGGTAAGGCGTATCTCCGCCGTAGTTCCGATGGCGAATATGTTTGCCAGCGTTCCCTCTGCACCACGGGCAATCTCCATGGAGCCTGTGAGTGGGTCGTAGCCTACTACAATAACAATCTCATTGTTCGTACCATCGTCGAGGGTTAGTCTGTACATGGCGCTAGGGAGACCTAGTAAGTCTACATCAGCGAATAGGCTTCTTTGCGCTGCTGGCACTACTATGTTTGTTGTGGCTTGGTTTATTGCGCCCTCTGTAAGAAACACAGCGTTGTTCACTGTGCGCTGTGTTGGTCGAGTAAGTACCGCAGTGGCTGAGGCATCGAACACGATGCTAACTGGTGTGGCTGAGCCTACCAAAGCTAGGTTGCTGTTAAGTGTTTTACCTGCGACTGTCTCTGCTAGAGAGGCTACGATATTAACTTTGTTGTTTACTGCATCAATAGTGTCGACTTTAACAACACTGCCAACACCGCCAGTAGGTACAGCCTCACTGGTTATTGTAGCCACTAAGTAATCACCAGCAGCCAGTGCTGGAAGTGAGCCTATAATAAGTGCTGGTATGGTAACGGTGGCTCCAATAGTTGCTGACACTAAGCCTGTGCCGTTCGGTGCTATCTTCTCCATACTATCTCCTCACTACGGCTTGGCTGGGTATGTCTGCTGCTTCATGTGGCTCAGCGCCAACCATCCGTACAACATACTGCCAAGAGCCTTTTACTCTTATAACTGCTGCGGATGCCCGTTGTGCTGTGTACCAAGATACTTTTTCGCTAGTAAGTTCTTTGTACTCACCGCCGCTAGTAACGTAACATGTTCCGCCTGTGGTTGCGAATACTACCACACTCTGCCCACCTAGACCAATAACGTCTCCGTCAATCACTACTGGGCTTCCGAGTATCATCTCATGGTCTGATACCTTACGCATAGCCTCGCCATCGTATAGATAGGTACCGTCCACTGAACTTAGTACGGTTATGTTGTCTACGCGAGTGGCTACCTTAACGTCGCTTGGTAGGGCTACGTACTCTTCTGGGTTATTAACTGTTATTGTGTACGGGAAGGTGTGTACGGCAACACCTTCGACGATAGATACCAGCTTTCCGTTTCCATAGCCCAAGCATGGCGTGGCTGGTGTTGTTGGTATACCCGCTAACCTAGCTTCTGATAAATCTGGTTCCTTGATGCCGACGGTATCTAAGCCGCCAGTTGTGCCTACCCAAGGTTTGGCGACCATGCCGTTGATGATTACACCTACGTGCCCGTCTGTGAGGATGGTTCCTTGGGGTGTCTTAACGTGTGCTACGCTGTTTCCGCCACCCATGTTGTACATGAGAGTAGCAACGCCGTTATCCACGATGTACAAGCTACTGGGTGTGACTGCATACACGTTGCTATCAACCACAAACAAGCTGTGTATGTTTAGTAGCGGAACTATGCTGGCGTGCCCGACCCTTGTGACGATGTTACCACTATCTGTAATACAGACGTTGGTAGCCTCTGATAGTGCTGAAAGACCTGTGTAGTCCTTGGTATCAACAAGCCCTACCCAAGCAGTGGTGCGTAGTTCTCCATCTTCCATTAGAAGTAACTAGGTTTTGTGCGTTGTTTCTTGGTGTCTCGCATAACCCCAAGCTGAGCGAAGGACTGTTGTGTTCCGAAGGCATTGTCGAATAAGTTTCTGGCGTGCCTTGAGCGTGCTAGGTTCTCTGTTTCAGTATCGTGTTTGACGTATGCGCGAGATAGTACCCAGTTAACTAGCGAACTGTGCTGGTATACAGGAAGTGGTATGTCATCACTTAGGGCTAGTGGCGTAACTAGGTACGTAGCCACATCTATGGTAACTGTGAAATCAACTGGGGGTGATGTATCAATCCATATTTCAGACGGTACGCGCATGTACGCAACCGACGTAGGGAGAGCGTTAGCCCTTCCCCACGATTCAGTAGTAGCGTCCTCGTTGAGGATTGGTTTTCGTTTTGGTATAGGCAAGGTTTTGAATACGGCATTCTCTCCTACGGATAGCACGTCGCTACCCAAGGGGAGAGTGTGTGTGCCAGCAGGGAATACGTAGTCTCTCTCTACTCTGATACCCTGCGTCCGCATCGCAGCCTCGTTTACCGATTCGTTAACCCATTGCACAAGCTCCTTCTCAGTGAAAAGTAGGTCTCTCGTCGATGTTCCCGTTAGAACTAAATCGTCGAGTAGAATCCTAGCTTGTGCAACTACATCACGAACTAGCATTAGTCAGCAGCCATCAACATGCCGATAAGTGCTTTGCCAGTTTTGCGTGTGAGCTTGGCGTGCGGTTCTTCGCTGATGCCGCGTTCAATAATAAGGTCTGCCAACTCCTTCTTGGTCATGGCATCATACTTTGTGCCGCTTACAACACCAGTATCTTCGGCTGTTTTTCCGCGAGTGTTTGTTGACTGCTCGCCTTGGTTGGCATACTCAACGTATGCTTCTTCAACGGCAAGGAACTGCTTGATGTGCTCTGGTTCAGACACCTTACAGATGTGTGCGCCACCAACCTCTGTGGGCTGGAAGTCGTAGTCCTTGTCGTCAATGGTTACTTGTGTACCAGTTGGTCGTTTAATTACGCTTTCAATAATCATGTTATCTCCTAAACAAAAAAGGAGCGCAAACGCGCTCCTTTAAATAGTTTTAGTAGCTCACCCAAAGGTGAATTACTTAACCGCCGTGGCGTTGGTTGCGATAGCTTACAGTTAAACCGACAACATCGCCAGCTAAACCACCGCCAGCAGTGGCTGTTACCACTACCATTTGCTCAACGGTTGCTGGTGCAACTGCCATTGCAGCCGCATCATCAAGTCGGTCAACACCAGCGCCAACCGCAGTTACTGCGTTGGTTGCTATGGCAACAAAAGCGCCACCTGCTTCGCCAACTGTAGCTGCGCCAATGGCTGCTGAGCTATCTAACATAACGTCGACAATCTTGGTGCCAATAGGCAACTTGACCATCTGAATAACGTCACCAGCAGCTAGGGGTGCTGTAAGAACATGCTCACCCCGTACCGCTACCACTTCACTGTCATCGCTCGTTACTGCTGGGCGAGTTGGTGAAGCATTAATTGCTGTAATAATAGCCATTATCTACTCCCTTATACTTTAGGTGCAGCAGAATCAATGGCAATAACACCATAATCTGCGCCATCAAAGCGTGTTTTCTTAATACCGAAGATAGACGAGGACGAGATAACCAACTGATTACCGTTGTCACGCATAACTTCGTTCCAGTCAAAGCGGAGACCTGCACCAGCAGTACCCCATGCCAAAGAACATGCTTGAGCACCCAAGAACAAACCGCGAGCTACTGGGATGTTAGCACCAACGCCGCCTGTGTAGCGGATGATTGCATCATGTGAATGAAGAATCACGTTGTTGTACATGCCCAAAGAGCCTTTGAAGATTGGGTTGTTGCGACCTTCGGCAGCAGCGGCTGCTTTCTGGATGTCCAACCATTGACCAGCGTTTGTGTTGCTACGAAGCGACAACTCTTGCTCTGGGCTAAGAATCATAACGAAGTGCTCACCACCATCAATTTTAATAGGGCGAAGCTTAGATTGACCACTACCATCATTACCCAATGTACGAGCACGAGTAACTGCGCGGTCAATATCAGTCAACGAGAACGTGTCTGCGATGGTGATTGTTGCCGCCGAAGCAGCGCCGCCAGAGTAAAGTTGGTGCGAAGCATCTGGAGCAATGAAGGCGTTGCCTGCAAAACCAGAGTAGCTTAGCGGATAAAGGTAATCGCCGTTTTCGCCGCGAGTACCAGACAAAGCCATGAATAACTGTTCATCGAAAGCTTGTGACCACCATTCAGATTGGCGAGCGCGAGCTACGGTACGCAGGTCGTGCAATGTACGCTTGCGCGTCATGCGACCACCACCATTAACGCCGCAACGCATCTGGTCGATTTGAAGTTCATCAGTGAAGAAAATTAAATTCTCTTCGTTGCCTTCGAGTGTGTCATCGCCCTCTACAGGTTGTTGACGCAAACGTGCGGATAAATCAACTTGGATTTTATCCCCAGCATCTTTCTCAAGCTCAGTATGAACTTGAATTGGCGCTGACGCATCTGCACCAGTAGCCATGAATTTTGTGCCGAAGTAAGATTGACGTAAAACATCAGTGGCTAGAAGCGCACTGTACTTACGGACGGCTTGTGGTGAGTTTACACCAATAACTGTAACAGCCATATTGTTCTCCTTGTTTCTAAGTACAACGCTCTTGCGCATCTGGTCGGACGTTGCCGACAGCGCAAGGCTACTACATTAAAAATAATTAACAAGTATTAAATACGAGTAATGTTTACTTCTGGATTAGCCTCTACGCGAAGACGAACGCTGCGACCAGACTTTCGGATAGGCTCTATGGTTATCTTCTCAGTTCCTTTAGCCGTCTCCACTTCTATGACGAGCAGGCTGCCGTATTTTAATTCAGTGGTTAGCGCCATTACATAGCCAAGTATTTATCTAATTGCTTAGGTGTAAGCTTGGCTACGGCTTCCTCTAGGTCTGCACCTTCTAAAGTATCTAGGTGGGAGAACTCACCTTTGTCGGTGTTCGGTGCTGCTGCTGGAGCCTTGGCTAATGTTTTCTTAGCCTTACCAGAGGCTACTTGTTTCTTCTTGGCTGCCTTGCTCTTGGTAGGCTTCTTGGGTTCTTCTACTTTCTTCTGCTTTGGCATGATTGAGCTTAATTGCTCATGCACACGTTTAGCTGCTTCGCGAAGAATATCTTGGTTGCTCATCGTTTCAACATCATCACCATTGGCGATTTCCTGTATGTTTGCGTTTAGAGCGCCAAACAAAGCTGGGTTCTTTTTACTGTTGAAAACTGGGTTGGCTCGGATGAAAGCGTTGGCATCCGATTGCCACTGGGCTGTGATAGCTTTCTCGCCTTGCTCAGCTTGGTTACGCATAACCGCCACGCTTGTGTTGATGCTGTTAAGCTCCGTGCTCAACTTGTGGTATTGCCTTGTGTACTCAACAAGTTCAATTTCGCCATCGGCTACTTTTGTTGAAAGCTCTTCAAGGGCAGTGTTTATCTCTGCAATCCTATCGTCGTGCGCCTCAATATCTTCTACTTGGGGCATGGCTACAGTAACAACTGGGTCGGCAAGCTCGAACAAGGTGGCTGCCTCAAGCTCATCAGCCAAGGTGTCGCCACCATCTTCTGATTCGTCAGCTTCTAGCTCTTCACCGTCAGTGGCATCGTCGGTTGATTCTTCTTCACCGTCAGCGGCATCGTCACCATCAGCGGCATCGTCACCATCAGCGTTTTCTTCATCTGATTCATCGTCAACGGATTCGTCAGTATCTTCTTCGGTACTGTCATCGTCATCATCGTCGGTTGATTCTTCACCAGTGGCAGCATCTTCATCTTGTTCGTTGGTTGTATCGTCGCCGTCAGTATCTTCGGCGGTAGCGGCAGCGTTTTCTTCTGGTTCGCCAGCATCAGTAGTAGATGTTTCCGCATCCTCTTCTGCTATCGCTGCTAACTCTTCGTCAGTCAGCATATCATCAAGTAGTACCTTTGTTACCATGTTAAGTCTCCTGTCTTAGATTAAATTATTGGGGTAAGATACCCATACGGGCGGCAATTTCAACCTTGGTCTTACGGGCGTTCTCTTTCGTGTGCTCAGCTTTGACGGACTTCCATGTGGCATCTGCTTCTTTTCTGGCAGCGTCAGCCTCTAGGTTGCGTAGCTCAACATCAGCACGTTTGTTTGCACGTTCTTGCTCGCCTTGGCGTACCTGCTCACGTTCTTGTGCAGCAACTTTATCCTCTGGCGTAGCCTCATCCGCAGGGGGTTCTTGCCCAGATATTGAACGAATCCTATCGACGATAGTTTTCTTGTTGGGTATGTCGGACATATCAACAACAAGGTCTAGCATAGCCATGGAAGTGTCTGGCGGTAGTTGACCCATAAGCTCCATCATCTTCTCGAACATGGATTGGCGAAGGGTGTCACGGTAATCTTCTTCGGATAAGACATAATCATGGCGGGTGCTGGAGATGTCATTCAGCACACTACCAGAATCGTCTTCCTCGTTTATGGTAAGGTACGTCCATCCACCACTCTCTGACTTAACGCGGACAATCTCCTCATCAACATAGGCTTGCTCAGCAAGTGAAAGCATTAGCTCGCCCTCTTGTTGTAGGAACAGTCTGTAGTTGTCGAACAACTCTGTGGTGACTACTGTTGATTGGTCTTGTTTGGTCAAGATAGCCTTGTTGCTGGCGTAGGGGTTGCCGTTACCTACGGTATCGCTGTTCACGCCTGTGGTAAGGAAAATATCCTCTCTGTCCTCACGCATCAAACGAAGGTGGCTGTCTGCCAGCGCGGTGTCGGTGTCTATCTCGAACCTAGCATTCTTCTTGCCGTCGAGTTTAATCACTGCATCTGGTTTAGGTATCTCATCCTCGGCATCAAGCCACCCGTTTGGTGTCATGGCATCAGCATCAGCGATGACTTTGTTGGTGGATAGAATGTGAATAGCCTTGGAGCGGCGTTTGTTTAGGTCATCCTGTGAGCCTAGGGCATTGCGAATAACGCCGTATGGGGTGTTGTCGCGCTTTCTCCTGTAGGCGAAGAATGGGATGAACGGGAATTTGTTGTGCTTATAAGGGCTTGGTTCTTCCTTGAGAAGGAGTAGCTCTGGGCGCTCTGTGTCCGTGGATGCGACAAACATGGCTGTGCGGACGCGGCGGGTGAACACCGATACCTTATCCGCAATGCCTTCATCAAGCTCTAAATCAAGAAGCTCGCGCACCGCCGCATCAATCTGGTCGTCGTAGTAACCGTCGAATGTGCCGCCAACAATTTTATCGCTGTGCTCTGGGATGCGGAACCATCCTTCAATCATGCGAACCATTGGGCGCTGTAGTGATACAGATACAGCGCCGCCGTAGGCTGTGGCTAATGTGTTAGATGATGGGTCTGCCGTACCGAATAAGGTGTTGCCTATTGTTGACAGGCTCTTAATCAAGTTTGTGTTCTCTGGGTACAGTGAGACAGCCATATCCTCATCCATTACTTTTGAACGGAATATGTAGCGAGCATCGTCAAGTGTCCTGCTCGTTGAGCGGTAATCAAACCAGATATTGCGCCAGTCTTCGTTGCGTACTTCGATTGGATTGTCTGTGTCTTCTTGGCTGAAACATACCTCAACCCAGCCTTCGCCAGATACCACACCGTCCTTGAACACCATGCTATTCTCGCTGCGAACATAGTTGTCGGTGTAGATGTACTTGAGCAAGTTTGTTTTGGCTAACGCCGTAGCTGAATCATCCTCGTCGTTTGTTCTGGGGATAACTTTGAAGTCTATGCGCGTTCTTCTCTCGGTACCAAGAAGCCAGTTCACTACTGGCGCACACACGTTTATCACAAGTGGCGCTTGTCCACGCTCGGTTAGGATAGCTACCTCTGCATCTGTCCATTGGATACCGTCGTAGTAGTCTTCATCACGGGCGCGTTCGGCACGGATAGGTTCGTTAAGTGTCCACGCCTCGTACCACCAATCCTCAGCCAGTTTTACTAGGTTTGATTTATCTTGTTTAGCAGCTTCTTTGGCTTCGTCCAAGTGGCTATCCACGTCTGGCTCTCCGTATATCGTCTAGCTCTTTGCGGTGAGTAGCCACCTCATTTATGTATGAGTTGTAGCAATGCCCTTTGCCGAACATGAAATCAATTACTTCTCTAAATTTGTACGCTGCCACGCTGCCTTGGCAAGTTAAGTGGTGGGTGTATGAGGATACTGTCCAATCTGGTTTACCGTACAAGTAGCTTCCGCCAAGCTGGTCAAGACCGATGGCGATGGCGAACATGTAATCCTTGAAATCTTTGTTTGTCGGCGTGAAGAATAGCAAACGGAAAAACATCACTGGGAGCATTGTCACATGGACGATTATGTAGGCTAAGATGGCAAGGAGTAAGTTTTTCATGGGGCAATACTAAGGTAAATCAAGCTGTTCGCCAACTTGTATTTCTGTTTTTGCGTTTTCGCTTGTTCCTCGACAGCCTGCCTATGACGGTTCTGGTGAACGTGAAAGCCAATGCATCCGCCCTGTCTGGTGAGGGTAGACCTTGCTTCTTCATATCCCGTTTACTTACCAGAAGCATCCTATTCTTGTTGTCAAAAAAGTATTCTTGGGCGATTAGTTGCTCAGATAAGTATAAGTCCGCTGGGATGGAACAGGTGTTGGCTAAGTGCTTGCGCATGGTATCCCACATCTCTGCACGCTTGTTGGCGAACTTCTCAATTTCAGTAGCACTGGCTGCGCTGTTAACCTCTTCAACATGGTGACCAAGCTGTAGCAACCTATCCACTACGCCACCGCCTACGCCACCACCATCGACGAACACTGCGTCTGGCTTCCTGTTTAGTATTTCTGCTGAAACCTCGTCAGCCAGTGCCATGGTGTTCATGCCCTTGTATGTTAGGGGTTGGAAGTGCTTTCTGCCTCGGCGCATGTAGAGCACGCTTTCGTCGTCACCGTAGCGTGCAACATCCACACCGAATATGAGCGGTTGACCTTCGACATCCTCTATCTTCATCTCGGTGCTCATCGCTTTCTCAACAATATCTCGCGGTATGAGTTGGTGGCTGCCTGCTATTGGGAACTCACCACGCACACGTATGCGAACGAAGTCACTGTCGTAGCCGTAATCATCAATCCACTCTGCAATCTGCTTGGCACTAGCCATAACAGCCTCTTGTGAATCAACGGT